GTACAGATAATGGTGATGTTATAATTGATATTGATGATTCATCTATGTTAGTAATTGAACCTACTAATACAAATATAACAATGAAATCTGTGTTACGTATAGTAGAAACGAGATTTAATTATTTTAACTTTCCAGCTATAACTACAGTTGAAAATTTAGATTTAGATTTAGATTTAGATTTTGTACAAGATCCTATATTTGCTAGATATAAACCATCAGACAATAGAAAAATTCTTTCTGGAGCTAAATCTGGAATATTAATAGATGAATTAGAAGAAGGACAACTTCAAAAACGACCAAATNAATATTATATAACTAAAGAAATTAAAGAATCTGGAGTAGATTTAAGATTCCGGGTTAAAATTAATTTTAGATATGATAGTATTCCTCCTCCAGGACCAACAGAATCTGTTGAATACAAAGAATGGCTAGCAGAAGCAGCTGAAGATGTTAATACAACCCATTTTTATATTGCAAGATCAGGTCCAAATAAATATTTAAAACGAGATTATATACCATATTTTGATTTTGAAATCCCGCATGCGGGAGGAGGGAAAATTTTCCGATATCAAGTACAAAATGCTTATAAAGATGTAGTTATTGCAAATTCTGAATTTGATGTTGGAGATAAATTTGGTATAACAGCTGAAGCTGGGAATAATGATACTGATAAATATAGTACAATAAATGCAGATCAAACTTATTGGTCTATAACTGATGCTTCTAAAAATGTTGATGAATGGAATAGAGAAATATAATGAGTTTACATCAATATAAAAATATCGAAACTTTTAATAATTCTAATAAAGCGAATTCTGGAGAAAGAATAGATGTAACAAAAAGTAAATTTTTTGCTTTAGATGTAGAAAAGTCAATATATTATAATAGTAAAATTTTAAATAAACAACAAAATTCTAAAGTTGAGTTACATTTATATTCTGACGAAACGTGGTTGTCTGGAAATCATCTAGTTAATATACTTGATACATTTAATGAATATACTCATACAGAAACTGGTAATGTTATAGATTTTCCTGGCGGACAGGTTTTAATAGATCTGTCAGCAGAAATAAATAAATTAAATATTAATGGTGGTAAATTTAATATTGCTATTAACTTTTTTGAAAATTTAATTGGGAGTTATGAAAGACAACATTTACGTATAGAAGAAATATCACCAGATCGTAAGGAAATAAAATTACGAGCAATTGATTCTACAGACCCNGAATTTTTAGTACAAATTACTAACTATATAAANAAAGGATTCCAGACATCTAAAANGTTTTTCAAATCGCGATTATTAAATTTTAGCAATAATAACTGCGTATTATTTGTTAATAGNGTTGTAGTAGATGATTATTTATATGTAAAATTATATGAACCTTTAGATATATCTATAGATGTTAATTTTAAATGTTGGGTAGTTGAAGAACAAAAACCAACATATTTAGATACAATATTAGTTCAACCTAAAACGCAGCCTGTTATTTCTAACCAATTATCAGGTCCAAATTGGCAAGCTAATTATTCATATAATACATCAACAGAAACAGATTTTAAAAATTGGACAGATTTATTAGGTTCTTCTGTACAAACATCTCAACAAATCGTTGATAAATTCTTTTCCGGTAGTTTATCTGGAATGAAGTTAAATATTGATTATAGTGATTTTAATAATTTTATATTTTATAGCTCAGCAACAGAAAGATTAGAAAATTTTAAATACAAGTTAAATTTAATAGAATATTATGCATCCCAAAGTGTACACGTAAGTGGGCTGTCTGGTAGTGTTGCTACAACTAATGCTTCTGATTTTTCAAATTTAAAAACAAATCTTATTAGTGGGTTTGATGATTTTGAAAATTATTTATATTATCAATCTTCTTCAAAATTAACAACATATGCAATTCCATTAGAGTTTCCGACAGTAGAGCAAGTAAGTGGTAGTTATATATCTCCAGTACCAAAATCTAACTCAACATGGCCATATGAAATACATCCNATTACTAGTAGTCAATTTAATGATTGGTATACTGGTATGTATGATTCTGCATCTTTATATGATACCTTAAATACTAATGCATTACAATATGCTATACCTGAATATATTCGTATAAATGAAGAAAATGCTCCNNTAGATACTTTTGTTAATATGTTAGGACATCATTATGATATAATGTATACGTATATTAATCATATGACTAAAATAAATAAGAGAGAAGAAAATCCTAAATTAGGAATGCCAAATGAATTACTATATTCTGTAGCAAAACAATTCGGTTGGAATTTAACAGATGGCCGGCAGGACCAAGATTTATGGCAATATTTATTAGGAACAAATGAAAGTGGTATCCCAGTAACCGGATCAACTAGTATAGGAGACCCTGCAGTTTCTGGTCAAGATATAACATATAATATTTGGCGTAGAATTATAAATAATATACCATTATTATTAAAGTCTAAAGGTACTAAACGGAGTGTACAAGCATTATTATCATGTTATGGTATTCCGCAATCCATGATAACTATTAAAGAATATGGCGGTCCTAGGGTAAAAAGAGCACCGGTATATAAAAAATTAAATTTCGATTACGCTTTAGATTTAATTAATAATACCGCAGGTACTGTTACAACAAATTATTCAGAATCAATTAATTCTATAGAACTAAGATTTAGAACTGATAATGTTGTTACTAATCCACAATTACCTAGCACTATGAATTTATTTTCTATAGGAAGTAATAATGTAACATTGGATTTTACTAGAGGAACATTAGGTACTGTACAGATTAATGGTACTAGTTCTGCAGATATTGAATTATTTGATGGTAATTATTTATCTACATTAGTAAAAACTGATGGTTCTAATTTGCAATTGATTACAAAAAAATCTAAATATGGTAAAATTGTTGCTACAGTTACATCATCAGCTGTAGCTTCATTTCCATTCGAAGGATCAATAACATTGGGAGGTACTAGTGGGGGTTCTAGATTACAAGGACAATTACAAGAATTAAGAATATGGTCTAGTAGTTTAGGTACATCTGCTTTTGAAAATCATACAAAAGCTCCGGCAGCATATGATGGAAATATAGATTCATATGATGAATTAATATATAGATTACCATTAACGCAAAAAATTAATCATACAGTAACATCAAGTTTATCTGGGGTTCAGCCGAAAACATCAACTATATCATCATCTTTTGCGTCATGGACCAATGCTACTCCATATGATTCTATAGAAGAAACATATTATTTTGATGGTATATCATTAGCAGCTGGTACTTTTGATGATAATAAAATTCGTTTAGAAGATAATGAATTAATTGGAAATTTAGATATAAAAACGAGAGCAGAAAGTAGCCAATATGATAAATCTCCATTAGATAGTAGTAAATTAGGAGTATATTTTTCTCCACAAACTATGATTAATGAAGATATTATAGCTCAATTAGGATTTACTGAATTAGATCAATATATTGGAGATCCGGGAGATGTTGAAGATAAATCATATCCGAATTTGATAAATGCTGCGCAAGATTATTGGAAAAAATATGTAGATAAAAATGATATAAATGCATATATTAAAATATTTACATTATTTGATTTATCATTTTTTAAACAATTAGAACAATTATTACCAGCAAGAGCAGATCAATTTACTGGATTATTAATACAACCAAATATATTAGAACGTAATAAAGATACAATATTACCAACTATAGTTAAGTTTAATGATACTCATAATGGTAATATTTCAAATGTGCCACCTAGTGCTTCAGGTAACTTTTTATATTATACTGGATCAATTGATGGTAATATTGTTACATTGTCTGGTATTGATGATGATCAATGGCAAGGATATGTAACTAAATCACAAGAAGAAAGATATGGAGGAACTATATATATTCGAGAGTATAGAATTTTATCCGCTAGCGTATATATAACTGGGTCTACGCCATTTTGGATGAGTGAAGCTATACTACCAAATTTTTCTGGAAGTGTTTTATCAGAATTTAAAAGTAAAAAAGTTATTATAAATAATACAACTAGTTTAGTAACTGCAGACGTCCAAGATTTTTTACCTGCAGGTATAGCAAATCAAAAATTTGAAGGAAGTAAAATGACTTCTCCTGATTTTAATATAAATTCAGTTGATACTATTGATGGCGGACCTGTAGTAGAATTTTCTATTGCTAATCCTAATCAATTGATATATCAAAATGTAGGAGAACAAGGAAGTTTTATAATAAGATAAAAAATATTAATGAAACATATTTATTATAAATAGGAATATATTATGGGATATTTAAATAATAGCTCGGTGACAGTCGATGCTATATTAACAAAAAAAGGCCGGGAGTTATTAGCTTTAGGTGGGGATTCATTTAAAATAACACAATTTGCATTAGGTGATGACGAAGTTGATTACAGCTTATGGAATCCAGATCATCCATTAGGTACAAATTATTATGGTACTATTATAGAAAATATGCCAGTAACTGAAGCAATACCAGATGAAACTCAAGCTCTTAGATATAAATTATTAACATTACCAAAAAGTACAACTAATATTCCTGTTGTTCGAGTAGGTAATAGTAGTATAACATTACAAACTGGAAATAGATCTATTATTACTCCAAATACCAATATTGCAAATGCAAATGCAACATTAGGGTATACTGCTATTTTATCTGACTCAACCGTTGTTGGTATACAACCAGTACAACAATTACAAACTACAACATCACTTCCTTCATTGCCTAGATTTATAGGTGATAATGAAGATGCTCAAAGTGTAGCAGTAGCAGGATTTACTTTTGAGATTGTAGCAAAAAGACATTTAACAGATCAAACTGCAACTATTACTATAGTAGGAAATGAAACGGGTGGGTCTACGACTATACAAGTAACAGTGAAAAAAATAACTGCAATTAATACTTCTCAGATTCGTTAAATATTAAGGTTTAAAAAATGAATATTAAAATGATACAAAAATTAAAACAATTACCTAGACATGGAGTATTTCCATCCATGGAGGGGGTGCCTGATGGATTATCAAAAATCCCAAAAGAAAATGGGGGTAATGATCAAACTGATATTAATCAACAAATTCAACAAGCAGCACAAGCGTTAGCACAAGAATTAGTACAAGAACAATTAGCCGGATTACAATTTGCGACAAATGGCCAGACTCATATGCCATTCGGTCCAGGAGATATTGTTGATAAACAAAAAGAAACGGTAACAGCAGGTTTATGGAGTGATGGTCTTGCAAGTTTAATTACATATTGGACTGGTTCAGCACAAACAACGAGTCAACGAAGATATTATGTAGATATTCATCAATCGGTTCCATCAGCTGATGGAAGTGCATGTCAATTTTCTTTAGCATATGGTCATGCATTAGGAAGTGGATCTGACTCCGCAGGTCAATTAAATGATTCGCCTTCAAAAGCTATATATTCACAATATAGACAATTATTACTTAATCCAGGGGATACCAGATTTACTACAGGTGATGGCGATACAGATCATATATATGTTATTAATTTTAAAAGAAATCGTTTAAAAGAACGTTTAGACGCTGGTAATTTTGAATTACCTTTACAATTTATGTCAGCATCATTAGATACAAATGCAACTGGTAGTAATGT